TAATTGTTTTTGAGCATCTTTTATCCCAATTAAATAAGAACCTGCTATGCCATAATTTGACCACTTTTTAGCATCTTGCTCAAATTTTACAGCAATCTTTTTTACTTCTTTTTCATAAAACATTCTAATCTTAGATACATCACCTGGATTTTTAATAAGTCTTTCATTAACATTTTTCAGCAATACGCCTATCCCAAACACAACTTCCTCAGAGGCTAATATTAAATCATCAGCTAAATATTCATAAGTTCCAGCATCCATTTTTATCACCTCTAAGCTTCAGGATTGAAAATGTCTGTTTCACTTTGCATGCTATTTTCTTCTTTGATTTTTTTCACTTCTGCCATAATGTCTTCGATTGACCAATTTGGATGTTGCATTTTGACTTTTATTTCTGTGCTTATTGCCCTTGCCTGATCTAAACTCTTTATAGTTTCACTCATCTCTGAATTATCTATAATTATGGAATCTTCTAGTTCAACATTAAATTCATCAGGGTTATAATAATTATTATATAAAATATCCAATTGTTGTGCTTGGGATAATATATTTTCAATACCTTGAATCCAGTATCTTTCTTTCTTTCCTCTTGTTGCAAAACTTTTCTTCTCCCTAACCCTTAAAGCTGTCCCAGATTCAGCCATTCCGCCAATGTCTAATCCAAATGTCTGTGGAGAATAGCCACACATATTTACAATATTCTTGAAAATATTTTCACAACTTTTAACATGTTCATCTACTCTCATCTCAAATTGTACGACCTTGATAGGTTCTAGTGATTCTCCGCCCATTCTCCAGCTACTTAAATTTAATTTTAGAAAACATTTTTGAAACTTGCTAAACTTATTTAATACAGTTTTTTCACTGCCATAAATTGTTGTATCTTCTCTTTGTAACAAATCCTCATCTATAAAAATTTGTCCCATGCCTAGCTCAATATCCCTTATTAAACTTGTCCATGCCAAGTCAAGACTATCTAGTAATGGAATGCATCCAGAATAATCATTGATTCCCAATGATGAACCTGGACAAAGTTTGTTTGGTCTCATATTCGGAATATATACACAGCCTAATCCATCTATAGCCCACGCAACATCAATTAAGTTTAAGCTTGCTGTTTCTTCTATTGATTCAAATGGTATTACATGACCAACTTTATCATTTGTTCCTTTGTATAATCTGTATTCAATTAGTGTTGTGCCATTTTCTATTTTTCTATTCTCAAATAATCTATAAAACACATTTATATTTTCATCTATTCTCACAGTTCTCCAGAATAAAACTTCTGTAAGTCTGCCTCTTCTAAAAATTGGGAATGCATTTTCTGGAATCACACAAGAAATAATAGGAAGCTTAGAAATACTAGTGTCTATGTCTAACTTTAGAAATACGCCTGTTAAAGCGGCAGATATCTCGGCAGCTTCTAATAGTATATTATTGAATCCATTTTCTTTTATAATGTCTTTCATTCTTTGTCCTGATACTGATTTTTCGTCATAAGCATATCTTGGAGATTCTGAGAATAGCAAATTTGCACTTGTAGACGCTATATCTACAGCAGCTGGCATATTAACAGCGTTCGCCCTTTCCTCTGCGTCTAATCTTGCCCAAAATATCTTATTATCAAAATGTGAATTTGCAATTTTTGTTGTATAAAATCTTAGTAATTCTTCTGAACTTCCAGAATACCATGCAGCATATTCACTATATTTGTCATACCAAAAAGCCCATTCACTAGGTGGAAAGTGAGTTCCTTCTTTTATAAACATTTGTTACACCTCGCTAAGATATTTTATAAGTTCTGTATTATCTTTTATTACTGCAAATAATGCAGTCTCTAAGACGCAAATTTTATTATGTTCAAATTCAAAGTTATATTCAAAATTTAAAGCCTCTATTATTTCATGAAGCAATGTTTTCTTTTTTACATCTTCTTTTAAATCCTTGTCTACATTTATTGTTAAATTGTTACCACAGCAATTCCCTAAACTTCCATGGTCTCTTGTTAAATTTTCAGTTTCTTTAATCTCATATTTCATGCCTGCTATTTTTATATTGTTAATCATATGTTTAAATTCCTTTTCCAGTTAAATAAAATCTGTTGTGTTTCAGATTATTGTATACTATTTCAATTAAAGATTCTCCATAATTTTAATAATTATATTTTACTTTAATTGGCTAACCTAATATTTTATATCTAGATGCAGCCCATGCTATTAATGCATCTGGATAATGGTCATCTTCTTTTGCTATCTGTTCAGTTTGCGTATTACTATAATGATATTTCTTTAATTTATCCTGACAAGTTTTATCTTTTATGTTTATCAAGTCTTTTTCTAATAAAAATCTAATTACATTTATTCCAAACTCTTTCCATTGTCCAAATACAACGGGTACAACAGTAGTTGAACATCTTCTCTTTTTCATTATTTTCCTAAGTGTTATATGCCCATCTTTTGGATTGCTATCACAGTATAATGTTGTAATTCTTTTATCTATGCATATTTTTATTATTTCTTCACATCTTTCTGTTAGCTCCCAATATTCCCAACTTTTAGATTCAGGTATATTTATATATTCTTTTAAGTCTTCTATGATATGCAATACTGTACAAGTATGTCCCCAGTCAACACCTGCTTCGAGGTCATTCTTCTTTTCATATGTAATGTTGAATCCTCGTTGCCATGCTCTATCAACTGATTCAAAATCAAATATTGTATCGCCAACTTTAGGACGCTTTAAAAGATATTCAGAATCCCACATTTCTTTGGTAATTTGTTTTCTTTTTCTTTCTATCTCTTCAATTGTCCAAAATCCGCGAGGTTCGGTTACTTCATGAATACACCATGGATACAATACAGCTCCTGTTTTATCTCTTGTGTCGATTATGTCTGTCATTAGCCCGAATGCGTGATGCAATGTTGAACTTACAATTATATTATCTTTTATGCCTCTGTTTGCTTTAGGCTGACCAAATGCAGCATCATAAATAACTTTTGCCATTTCGTCAACTTCATCTAATCTTAATTTTTGTGGATGCGGACCTCTTACAGATTTAGGTGATGCCGCTAATGCTTCAATCCAACTGCCATTATGTAATTTGTATCCTCTTCCTCCTATTTCACTGTTGACTAATAAATGTCTAGGCATGCCAGGTAAATCCCATAATGTTTTTAAATATGATACTGCTTTCATGGATTGTTCTAAGCTTCCTCCGAGTATTGTTATTCCACATCCATGCTTAAACACAGATTCCAAAAATCCCAATATTGATAAGTCAAAAGTTTTGCCACTTCCTCTCATTGCATACCATATGCTAAAATCGTCTATTTCTGCATATGCTGCCCACAAGGCATCTAATGGTGACTTATGATTATTTTTTAGACAGTATTCTTCATCTGAGGAAGGTGATGGGAATCTACTTCCTAACACAGTTGCACAATATACAGCTAAATGTTCTTTTGTCTTTGGTGCAATACATTCAAAGTTAGATCCGACATCCCGAACATTCATAATAATTTTATTATCATATATCATTTTGGCTTATTGTCCTTTTGCTTTTGTGATTTCTTATCTTTAGCCTCTGGAACTGGATACAACAATTCAAATGCTCTTTTTATTCTGTCATCACTAAACTCAATTTTAAGAGTATTTTCTTTCTGAGAATTTTCATCTTTATCATTTCTCTTCCATTTTTCAGGTAACATGTTGCATAAAGTAAATATTATAGCTGTATCACTCGGAGGTATATGTTTTGTTATTTTTTCTGTTCTCGTATCCTTGCCTGTAACAGTTTTTGTTTCTGTAACCTCATATCCCATGCATTTTTTATACAATGAAGATTCTATATGTTCAGCTAAATTTTGCTTGCCTTTTACTATTGCGTCTTCTAATGCAGGGTATTTCTTTTTAAATGCATACCATGTCGTTTCACTTATCCCAAGTTTTTTATGTATGGTTGTTTGTGTCTCGCCTATTCTTATCCATTCTTTTATGTCTTCTAAGTATGGCTTAACATAATTTATATAGTTCTTTTCTGACATTCTAAATCCTCCAATTAAAGTAAAATCTGTTGTTTATATTTCTATGATATCTACTATATCAAGTTTTTACAAACAAAACAAAAAAGACTTCCAAAGTTGAAGTCTTTTTTGTTAATTATATTTTATTTAGTTAGGTTGACCATTTTTAAGTGAATCCACTATTGAATCTATTATTTTCCATTTGCTTATTTCTGCTAAGAATATTTCTACTTCATTCTTGATACTTTTTCCCATTATATTTTTCAAAGACATTGCTATCAATATGTCTTGCAATTTTGATGTAAAAACATTTTCCTCATAGTTCATTACGAAAAGAGTTAATTCATATAATTCTTTGCTAATTCTTTCTTCATCTTCTATATTTTCTTTTATGACAATTAATCTCTTTTCTAATTCAATATGGATTTCTCTTAACTGTTCCTTTGTTCCATCTTTTAATTCATCACTCATAATAATTTCCTCTTTTTCTCATAATTTTACTTTCATACATTCCATCCATTCATTTGCTCACTTATAAGATTTATATATTTTGCAGTATCACTATGTTCATTTAATTTATTTTCAACTGCAATTAACATTAATATTTCTAATAATTTTTGTATAATTGTTTTTACATATGGATTTGTTGTTTTGTAGTTAACTAGCATATTTGACAAGTTATCTATTTCTTTGTCTATTGTTTCTTTATCTCCATCTTTCATAATTTCAAAACTTTTTTTAAGCTCTACTCTTATTACTTTCAAATGTACTATTCTTGTCAATTCCATCATATCTTCATTCATTTTCGTTCCCCCATATAAATTCCAAATCTTTAGCACGTGTAGCTGCACTAATTACATCATTTCCATATCTTACGATTACCTTTCTTCCGATTCCGGCTTTTGCCTCTTCTAATTTCATTTTTATCACCTTTCTTGCTTCGCATTATTCTTTTATTCCAAGTACTAATCCCTGGAACTCGTATTCAATATTATACAAATACATAGCATAGTTACTACTCATTATGTAATAAAAGTTTGCTGTATCGTTTATTTTGAACATATAATTAAATGCCTCGTTATTTAATGTTATAATTTTATCTTTTGCATATTCAAATTGTCTCTTTCCTGCATAGTCGCCACCATATTTTATATAGTTATACTCTGTTATTTCGTTTATATTTAAATCTTTATGCATAAACTTATCAAATCCATCTATTACAAGTTTATTTTTTGGAATAGTTAATCTTGGATTATTTATCTTTATAAATCCCGATAAATTAGTAAGCCACTTTCCATTTAACCATTCATGATAACCCTTTCTTAATTCTTCCATTGCAGAATTTTCATAGCAACTCATGCAATATTTTTCCCATAATTTCATTTACCTGCCCTCCCAATATTTATCAATACTTTGTTCCCATAACATGCAGTCACTTGGTTTGCTATCTCCAACCTCGCAATGTCTGACTTCCATGTCGCTGCAAGTAATACAATATATTCTTCCTGTTGGATTCCATAAATTAAACCCTGGATTTTCTTTTTCTAATATTTCTAGGCATTCCTTACAGTTTCTACACTGTAAGGTTTCATGTTTTGAATAATTAACTTTATTAGAATGACTCATTTCTTCGCCTCCTTTACTAACTTGAACATATTTTCGAACTCTTCATCAAATATATCCAATATCAAAAATATGTTATTAACATTTAGTTTCCCATGTTGTATTTTTTGATTCAATGCCTGCGGGCTCATATTCATTTTCTTTGCAAGCTCAGATATTTTACATCCTTTTTGTTTTAGTTTGTATCTAAAGTATTCTCCATCAAATATAGTTTCCATTGTTGTTTCCTCCTTTTATCAATATTTTGCTATGACTATTTTGTCATATTTTATAGGTGAATAATCGCTAGCCTTGTACATTTGAATGGCTATCTCTTTATTTGTTGCAATAAATGTACAAATTAGCAACGAATTTTTATAAAAATCATAAAATTTCATGTTATCCTCCAAAGAATCACCATTAAAACGGTGACTCTTCGTTTAACAATTCTGACATGTAATTTTTTTCTTCTAATATTTTGTTATCTTGTAATTCTACCCATTCGGAAGTTGAGTAATTTACTGGTGTTGATATTTGTGTCTCATATGTGTCTTCTCGGTCTTCCATTCTGGTGAATTCTTCTGTGATAATGTTGATTAAATATTTTTCTACTTCAACCAAAAATTTTAAATCTCTAGTTGTTCTTTGAAAGAAACTTTCAACGTAACCTTTTTTAAAAGTTCTAAATATAAAGGCTGTGCCTTTCTTTCCAAGTTGAGACCAGTCAAACATATTTTTTATTACTTCTTCATGTTGTAAGTCAAACTCGATATATTTCTCTAGACATTCTTCTTTAAGTTTAACAATAGCTGCTTTTTCTTCTTCAATTTTGTTAATATTTTTAATTGTTGCCTTTGCTAATTCTAGTTTAGTCATAATTTTAGTTCCCCTTAAAATTAATTAGTAAGCTATGTTTCAGCTCCTAAATATATTATATTATATAAAATACTTTCTGTCAACAAGTTAATTAAGATAATGCTTATTATATTACTCCAATTAAAAGGAAACCCATATCTCAGCAACACGGATTTCCTTTTAATTGATTGTATTTTAAATTTTTATTTATTATAGTAATGCAATAAGAAATACAAACTTGCAATTGCATCATCTAATGGGTTATGTTGTCTTATTTTTTTACCAGTATTTACTTTGTAAAAATAATTTCTTGACACATTAATGTTTTTAACTGTTGCTACATCCATTAGTGGAAATGGCATTTCCCATTTTCTATTATCTTCATCATCCCTTACAACTTCTGTAAGGAAATTAGTCTCAACTGGGAAATTGCAATCTGAGTAAACAATACAACTGTTTTTATACTTCATATAGAAATCATAAAACTTAGTTCTAAGTTCTTTAGATGTTTCACAACTTGGCATATCTCCAAGATGTGGCAAAACATTTTCTTTTACCCAATTATCCGTTATCGACACATTGGATTTCATTTCAAATGTGTCTATGATTTCACCATCTGGTGTTGCAACTACTGCGCCTACTGCAAAACCATGACCATATAATCCATCACTTTCAACATCAAACATAAATATATTTTTACTCATAGTTTTCTCCTTTTCAGAAGCGGTTTATAGCTTACCGCAAACTTATTTTAATTTTAATTATTACAATTTTTAATTCTTTTAGCTTTTTCGCCATAAATCATATTGTGTCCTTTGCTAAATAGCCACCTTATTATTTTTGGAGATAATATATCTCCGTTAAGTCCATGATGTTTTATTATATTTATGTTGTTTTGACTCACTTCTTCAAAATTGTCGTATTGTTCTAGAAACCATATTAAATAATTGCTTGCTCTTCCTGCTCCAGATGATGGATTGTCTCCATATCCATAGCTAACATGAAATAGCAAGTCTCTTTTATCTATTTTAGCTTCTGGAGTTTTTTGTGTTAAATTCCTAAGATTTATTGCAGTTATGCCAGTTATTTCTGATTGTTCTAACCATTTCATTTTAGTCATTTATCTCACCCTTTCTTATTTCCAACATGCTTGTATTTTATGTATCCTCTCTTTGCTTTCTACATCTTCCACAATTTTAATTGTGTCAAATTCCAACTCTGACTCGTCTATCTTCTCGATTTTTTTCAACATATCTTTCGTTCCTGATGTTCTTTCCATGTGTACTTGCATTCCTTCGTTCAACCATATTATTTTTCTAAACATTTTATTTCCCCCATATAAATTTAGTAGGTTAAGTTTTTTGTTTCTCTTAACCTCTAAATATAGTATACCTATTAAATTACTTTCTGTCAACAACTATTTTTATATTTATTTAATCATCTCACAATCAGCAATATAAACATCAAATACACTAATTCCATCACACTTTCCTCTTATAGTAACTTTATCTCCAATGTTGTAATCTTCTAAACCTTTGCGACTTCTCATTGAACATGATATTGCATTGTAGTTGTATCCTTTTAGTCTTATCAATACTGTGTTAACTAAGAAGTCTGATTCAGTTATGGATTCAATTGTTCCATCAATCTCAACATTTTTATCTTTGTACAAGTTATTTGCTTTGATTTCGTTTTTCTGATATTCCTTACTTAATTCGGTAGCTGAAATTTTTAATACTTTTATTGTCGGCTTTGGCGTTTTAGTTTGCTTTTCAGCAGCAGTTGAATTTGTTGTCAATGTAGTTTTCTGTGGTTCTATGTTTGCTTCTGTGTCTTCTGAAAATAAGTTTATAAATCCGCCTCCACAGCATCCGAATATTATTACAGCTATTATTATTAAGATTATTATTACTTTTTTATTCATTAAAATTTCCTCATTTTCTATATTTTTTTATTATTTTGACAGATGATTTTACTTTAACTGATGCCTTTGGCTTAGCTGTGTTTATATTGTAATTCCTATATGTAGAATGTATTGATTGTGTCACATTTGGAATAGTTGACTTTTGTGTGTTAACTCCGATTAAAATTAATTTTATTACACATATTACAAGTACAATTATCATTAAGATTACTATAATAGCCATTTTTCTATTCATTTTATTCATGTTGCCTCCAAAATTATTTTTATTTAAAGTTGTTCAGTTCTCTTTGTTCCATTTTCTTCAATAGTAATTTCTGAATATCCTTCTTTTACTAAATCTCTTTTATATGCTGCTATAGCTTTTTCACTGTGGCAGTTTACCCACTTACTACTATCGGCTGTTGGATATGCAAAAAACCTATCTTTTGTTATTGTTCTTCCATGCTTATTTACAAATGTATTCGACATAATTAATTCCCTCTTTTCTTTTTTTATTTTAGATCTATTTTCTTGATATCATATATTGTTATACTTTTGCTATGGCTTGGACTATCACATAATCTTATAGCAATGCTGAATCCAAGCGTCATAACAATTAACATCTTCATTCCATGGTCACCTGATATAATCAGGTTTCTTATATTTTCTAGTAT